GCACGATCGATGCCGATTTGGCCGACCCGGCGACCCCCACCCCCCGCAGATCCGCCCGCCGACTGTTGGCCTATAATACACCTGACCACATAACCCACACACAGGCTCTCTGATGTCCTACACCGACACAGCCTTAACCAGCCACATCAATGCGCTTAAAGCTGCTGTACGGTCCTCTGACAGCCTTGAGGAGCGCTTTGCGGCGGCGGTATTGCTGGCTGACTTGTATGAGCGTATGCTTATGCAGGAGGGCGTTATTGTTGCTGACGAAGATGACGAAGATGAGGTGTTGCATTGACTGAGGTTGTTATTCCGTATGCTCCGCGTCCGTTGCAGTTGGAGTTGCATAACGAGATGCAGGCGAAGCGTTGGGGCGTTGTTGTTTGCCACCGTCGTTTTGGTAAGACGGTTTGGGCGATCAATCATATTCTGCGTGACGCTTTGATGAGCCAGAAGTCTAACCCCCGGTATGCCTATATGGCGCCCACCTATCGTCAGGCGAAGAACGTAGCGTGGGATTATATAAAACAGTTTGCTGGTAAGATACCGGATGTGAAGTTCCATGAGACTGAACTTCGTTGTGATTTGCCGAATGGTGCGCGGATTAGTTTGTTGGGTGCTGAGAACCCGGATTCTCTTCGTGGTATTTATCTCGATGGTTGTGTGATGGATGAGGTTGCGGATATGCCGGAGAATGTTTTTCCGGAGGTTATTCGTCCTGCGCTGTCTGACCGTAAGGGTTGGTGTGTGTTTGTTGGTACGCCGAAGGGGCATAATGCTTTTTACGAGGTTTATGAGACTGCTTCTGAGGATTCTTCTTGGCTTTGTGCGATTTACCGTGCGAGCGAGACGGGTATCTTGGACCAGGAGGAATTGACTGCGGCGCGTCAGATGATGAGTGCGGATCAGTATTCTCAGGAATTTGAGTGTTCGTGGACTGCGAATGTGCCTGGTGCGATTTATGGCAAGGAGTTGGAGGAGGCGCAGAGTGGCAAGCAGATCACGACAGTGCCTTATGATCCGAGTGTGCGCGTGGATACCTGGTGGGATCTGGGTGTTGGCGATAGTACGGCGATTTGGTTTACGCAGTTAATTGGTCGCCAGGTTTGTGTGATTGATTATTATGAGGCGCGTGGTGAGGGATTGCCTCACTATTGTCAGATTTTGAGTGCGCGTAATTATCTTTACGGGACACACAACGCTCCGCATGATATAGAGGTAAGGGAATTGGGTTCTGGGAAAAGCCGTAGAGAGGTTGCCTGGGACTTGGGTTTGAACTTTCGTGTGGTTCCTAAGCTGCCTTTGGAGGACGGGATTCATGCGGCACAGATGTTGATACCGAGGCTGATGTTTGACGCTGAGAAATGTAAGGTAGGCTTGGAGGCGTTGCGGCAGTATCACCGTGCGTACAATGAGCGCACCCGTAGTTTTAGGGCGACACCGGTGCATGATTGGTCTAGTCACGCGGCGGATGCGTTTCGGTATTTGGCTGTGGGTATTCGGGAGTCTGGGGTTAGGGTTCAGGCACCGCAGAAACAGGCGATGATGGATTATGATCCGTTTGCCGCGTAAGGAGAATTGATATGGCCCCTGTTGTTCCTATTCTTGCTGGCATTGGCGCTGGTACGGCTGCGACTGCTCTTGGTGCGACTGCGGCAGTGTCCACTGGCGTTGGCATTGCAACCGGTGTTGCGACTGCTTCGGCGCTTAACCGCAGTAGCCGGGCCAGCGTTCAAGCGCCGCCTGCTGCCCAGGTTCCCACCGCTGAGACTGATACAAGCCCTGTGGATACTTCCGGAGCAACGGGAGGCGCTGATACAACGATCAACGATGTGACGGCGGTGCAGGAGGATGTTGCCGAACAGGCTGACACGACTGTCCAGCAACCGGTTACGGAGGAAGATGTTGGCACTACGGTCCAGACCGGGGCTGGTTCAGGAACGATCACTTCTGTGAATGAAGCGACACAGGAAGCGCAGGTTGACGTTGCGCCAGGGACTACAACGTCTGGCGGGGTTCAAACTGGCGGCACGTTCTCTACGAGTTCCGGCACATCGGGCGGTGGTACTGCCGAGGCTGTTGTTGCTAGAACGCAGTCTGTCGGACCAGCCGAGGATAAGGCGATTGATTTCTATGAGAAGGGCCGTAGGTCTACGATCCTTACTGGCTCGCAAGGTTTGCTCGCTAAGACGGCAGATAGCGGCACGTTTCGCAGGCGTCGTACTCTTGTCGGCGGGGGGTTGATTGCATGATGTATCGTCGGCCTAAAAATCAGGCTGGTGTAATGGGTGCGCGCTCTGCACAGCCTGCAAAAGTTAGCAGTGCTACGACTGTGGACCCGATCGAGCGGTTGAACCAGAAAATGGCTGGGCGTAACGAGGGCGGTAATAAGCCTAAGAAAAAGCGCAGCATGATGAATAGCTACGGAGTTATGTAATGCCACAAGTTAAGCCAATGGTGGCGCAGTTAGATCGGCGTTACCGCACACTGCAATCGCAGCGGTCTACCTGGGAAAGCCACTGGCAGGAGCTGGCGGATTACATGCTGCCGCGCAAAGCTGACATTACGAAGAAGCGGACCCAGGGCGATAAGCGCACGGATCTGTTGTTCGATGGCACGGCGGTTCATGCTGTTGAGTTGCTGTCCTCTTCTCTGCATGGGATGTTGACCAGCCCTAGCACGCCTTGGTTCTCGATGCGTTATCGGAATCCGGCGTTGCAGCGTGACGACCAGGCGAATGAATGGTTGGAAGTGTGCCTGGATCAGATGTACCAGCATTTCAACCGATCGAACTTCCAGCAAGAGATCCACGAACTTTATTATGATCTAGTGGTGTTTGGGACTGCGGCGTTTTATGTCGAGGGCGACAAGGAAGGTTTGCGGTTTTCTTCTAGGCACATTGCCGAGGTCTGCATTTCTGAGGACAACGAAGGCCGGGTCGATACGGTCTACCGCAAGTTCAAGCTGACTGCGCGCTCTATTGCGATGCAGTTTGGTGAGAAGGGCTTACCGCCAGAGATTAAAAAAGACCTGGATAAAGAGCCTTATGCAGAGCATACGGTGATCCATGCGGCGTTCCCACGCAAAAATGCGAAGGGTAGCACGCAGCGCAGCAAGCCGATTGCGTCTGTTTATTACACCGGCGAGACGCGACAGTTGCTTTCTGAGAGTGGTTTCGATGAGTTCCCGTTCATGGTGCCGCGTTTTACCAAAGATAGCGTGTCTACTTATGGCCGTTCCCCGGCGATGACCGCTCTGCCTGATACGAAAATGCTCAACAAGATGAGCGAAACAACGATCCGGGCTGCGCAAAAGCAGATCGATCCACCGCTTATGGTGCCTGACGATGGGTTTATGCTGCCGGTGCGGACAACGCCTGGTGCGCTAAACTTCTACCGTACCGGGACGCGCGATCGGTTGGAGCCTTTGCAGATTGGTGCGAACAACCCTCTTGGTTTGAATATGGAAGAACAGCGCCGCAATGCGATCCGGCAAGCGTTCTTCGTGGATCAGTTGCTTATGTCGAATGGCCCGGCCATGACTGCGACTGAGGTATTGCAGAGAAACGAAGAGAAGATGCGGTTGCTTGGTCCGGTCCTTGGGCGTTTGCAGTCTGAGTTGCTACAGCCTCTTATCTCACGTTCCTTTGCATTGCTGCTCCGGAACGGTCTCCTCCCTCCTGCTCCGGAGCAGCTACAAGGTCAGGACGTAGACATTGAATATGTCTCGCCGCTTGCGAAGGCGCAGAAGATGACGGATTTGCAATCAATGTTGCGCGGGTTCGAGGTGCTGTTGCAGATGAGCCAGGTCGCGCCGGTCATGGATTACCTGGATGATGATAAACTTGTGCAGTACCTTGTGGAAACCACGGGTATTCCAGCGCGTGTGATCCGCAGTTCTGCGGAAGTCGAGGATGTTCGTCGTCAACGTGCCGAGGCAGAAGCCGCCCAGGCGCAGATGCAACAAGATATGATGCTTGCAGAACAAGCTAATAAGGCTGCACCTCTGGCTAAGGTCGCGTCTGACGCTGCCGAGAGAGGTCAGATATGACGAATAAGGTCCAAGATCTAAAGCTGGCCTACCGCCGGACGTTCAAGACGGACGATGGTGCGGTTGTTTTAGATGATTTGAAGAAGCGTTTTAGCTTTGAAGCCACGACATTTGTTTCTGGCGATCCACATCAATCAGCGTTCCAAGAAGGGCAGCGAGCCGCAGTGCTATTGATCGTCAGAATGTTGTCCGAGGAACAAGAACCTAGATAGGAATTAAGATGAGCGAAGAGACAATCCTGGACACAGGATCTCAAGAAGTCGCTGACGCAGCGCCAGTTGAGGCTGCGCAAACGAGTGTCATGTCACCGGGGCCTGCCCAAGCGCCTGCCCCGGCTGAACCTGTTGCTGCGCAACCTGCTGCGCCTAGTAGCTGGCTAGATGATTTACCAGAGGATCTACGCAACGAACCTTCTTTGCGTCACGTCCCGGACCCGGCGACACTGGCTAAGAATTACGTCAACGCCCAGCGCATGATTGGTGCGGACAAGATTGCTTTGCCTGGCAAGTCTGCCACGGATGATGAGTGGCGTGAGGTGTATCGCAAACTTGGTGCGCCAGAAGATCCGCAACAGTATGAAGTCGAGCGCACAGATGTGTTTGACGATGCTTCGTTCGAGGCGTTTCGCAATCGTGCGTTTGAGGTTGGCCTAAACAATCGCCAGGCGGGTGCGATCGCGGATCTGTACCAGGATCAAATTAGCAGGGCCCAGGCTGCGATGGAACAACAAGCCGAGGAAATGCGCTTTAACGGTGAACAGGAATTGCGCCAAGAGTTCGGTCAACACTTCGATAATCGTATGGGTATGGCCCAGGACGCGGCCCGGACGATCTTTGGTGACGCTTCTCTTTTCGACGAAATCAAGCTGGCAGACGGACGCCTACTTGGGGATGATCCCCGTATTATCAAGGGCTTAGTCAAGATGCGTGAAATGCTTGGAGAGGATTCTATTGTTGGTGAATCAACAGAGTTGGTTATGAGTGCTTCCGATGCACGCCAAGAATATGATAAGGTAGTTGCGAATGGGACGCCCTTTTGGGATAAGTTCCATCCTCAACATGAGCAATATGTGCAGGACGCCCTGCATTATCGCTCATTCTTTAGTGGATAACCTTCGTGGCCCACGACATAAACCTGTGCGTCAGGTGGACTAGGTGGCCTAACCACCAGCACGGCCCCGCTAGGGACAACCGGGTGCAGCAACCTAAACTTAAACTGTAGGAGAGACTAAGATGTCTACTCAAATTACTACGGCTTTCGTTCAACAGTTCTCGTCGAACATCCAGATGCTCTCGCAGCAAATGGGTTCGCTGCTGCGCAACGCAGTTGATAGCGAGTCTGTGAACGGTGAAAAAGCCTTCTTCGACCAGGTAGGTAGCGCCGCTGCCGTCCTCCGCACAACGCGTCACTCAGACACGCCTTTGATTGACACGCCACACAGCCGCCGCATGGTTACGCTGTCGGACTATGAGTATGCCGACTTGATCGACGATCAAGACAAAGTGCGCTTGCTGATTGATCCAACATCGACATATAGCCGCGCTGCTGCTGCTGCGATGGGTCGCGCAATCGATGACGTTGTTATCTCTGCGGCACTTGGCACTGCAAAAACTGGCAAGGATGGTTCTACTTCGACTTCCTTCGACACATCCAACAACCAGATCGCCGCTGGCGGTGGTGGTTTGACGTTGGCTAAGTTGATCGAAGCCAAAGAGATCCTGGACGCCGGTGACGTGGATCCATCGATCCCACGTTATATTGCTTGTTCGCCAAAGCAGATCACCGATCTGTTGAACAACACGACTGTCACTTCGTCTGACTACAACACTGTTAAGGCTCTTGCGATGGGCGAAATCAACAGCTTCGTTGGTTTTAACTTTATCGTAAGCAACCGTTTGGGTGTTGACGGTTCCGGCGATCGCCGTGTCTTTGCCTGGGCAATGGACGGTATCAAGTTGGCAGTTGGCAAAGAGCCAGCCGCACGCATTGATGAGCGCGCTGACAAATCCTACGCTACACAGATTTACTACTGCCAGACCATCGGGGCGACCCGCATGGAAGAGAAAAAGGTAGTAGAAGTTCTGTGTGCGGAATCATAAGGAGAACTAAGTAATGGCTACTGTTTACTCCGCACAGCGCACTAACAGCACGGCAACGCCTGCTGCTATGAACAAAGCAAATGAGATGGGCGGTCGTATCCGCGTTGCTCACGGCACATATGAAGCATCTACGCTGGCGTCTGGTGACGTTATCGAAATGTTTGTGCTGCCAGACGGTGCGCGTTTGCTGGAAGGTTCCTTGGCGTATGACGCTCTGGGTTCGTCCACAACGCTTTCTGTTGGTTATGCTGCGCACACAAACGCTGATGGTACGGCTGCTTCGGCTTCTGCCGCTGCCTACAAGGCCGCTGCGTCTACAGCTTCTGCTGGTAAAGTCGACGTTCTTGCAACACTGGCTCTGGGTTCCGGCTCCGAGGTAGATGCAAACGAAGATGGCATGGCTGTAACGGCAACAATGGGCGGTGCTGCTGGCACCGGCACGATCGAACTTACCATCAAATATGTGGTAGACTAAGATCACATGAGGGGGCGTTCGCGCCCTCTCTTTCCGACGAAAGGGTGACGGATGACAAGCACGGTCGATATTGCCAACTACGCGCTGAATACTTTGGGCGCGTCTAACATTTCATCCTTTGATGAGAACAGTAAGGTTGGCCGTTTGGTGAACCAGCGTTTCGACGCGGTGCGTGACTCTGTGTTCCGCGCTCACCCCTGGAATTGTTTGATCCGCAGGACGGAACTGGCCCAGGATAGCGATGCACCGACATATGGCTATGCTCACCAATATACCCTGCCGACAAACCCGTATTGCCTGCGGGTTTTGGAGTTTAGTAACGGATCCAGCACCTATCCGTATGACAATATGCGCAGCAACGGCAACCGTGAGCCTTACATTATCGAGGGTCGCAAGATCCTGACGGATGAAGGCACTGCGAAGATTAAGTATGTTGCCCGGATCACTGACCCGCAAGAATACGATGCAACCCTGGTGGAGACCTTGGCGGCGCGTTTGGCTAGTGAGATCTGCTATGCCGTGACCGGATCCGCTTCGATGATCCAGGTGACGACTGCTTTCTATGAGGCTAAGCTAAAAGAGGCGCGCTTCATCGATGCAACTGAGGGTGCGCCGCAGCGCATTGAGGCAAGTGACTTTATCGACGCGAGGTTCTAATGGCTCGATCTGCACCTTCGCTTACTACGTTCACTGCTGGTGAACTATCGCCCCGCCTTGAGGGGCGTATTGATATTGAGAAGTATCGCGGTGGTGCTTCTGACCTAACCAACATGATTGTCCAACCTCACGGTGGCGTTACGCGCCGCCCTGGCACGGAGTTCCTGGGCGCTGTTAAAGACAGCGCGACCAAAACCAGGATTATTCCGTTTCAGTTTAAGACAGCGGACACTTATATTATTGAACTTGGCGACCAGTATGCGCGCTTTTTCCGCGATGGTTTGCAGGTTTTGACAGGATCTTCGCAATCGATCACGGCTGTGACCAAGGCGGATCCAGGTATTATCACGATCAACGGCCACGGTTACTCCGATGGCGACGAGATTTACCTAGATAACGTGGGCGGCATGACCGAGTTGAACGGTCGCAATTACCTTATAGCCAATGCGACAACCAACACGTTCACACTACAAGATCTCTTCGGCAACGATATAGATACTACAAACTTCACCACCTACACGTCTGGCGGTGACGTAGATACGATCTATGAGATCTCTACGCCTTATACTGCGGCGCAGATCTTTGAAGTTCGGTTCGCGCAGTCTGCGGACATTATGTATATAGTGCATCCAAGCCACGCTATTCGCACGCTATCGCGCACGGATCATAACGCTTGGACGCTGGCAACGGCTTCTATAGCCGGTACTCCAAGCCCGGCCCTTTCCGGTTCAGACAATTATCCAAGCGTGGTTACGTTCTTTGAGCAGCGCCTTGTGTTTGGGGCTACGAATAACAACCCGCAGACGATTTGGTTTTCTAAAAACGCAGACTATTTGAATTTTGCTACGGGTTCAGCGGACGACGATGCTCTTATTTACACGATTGCGTCTAACCAGGTGAACAACATTCGGTTTCTTTCTGCCACGCGGGTGATGGTGATTGGTACGTCTGGCGGTGAATACGTCCTGACGACAACGAACAATGGCCCTATCACGCCGACAACAACGCAGATCCGCAAGTATTCTAACTATGGAACTGCTAATACAGAGCCAGTTCAGGTAGCGGACGTGACGCTTTTCTTGCAGCGCGGCGGGCGCAAGGTGCGTGAGTTCCGTTATGTGGGCGAGGTGGACACTGGTGGCTATCAAGCGCCTGATATGACCGTCCTTTCAGAGCATATAACGAAAGGCGGTCTTACACAGTTTGCTTATCAGCAAGAGCCGGAAAACATTGTTTGGGCTGTGCGCGAAGATGGCACGCTGATTGGCTTGACGTACCGGCGCGAAGAAGAAGTTGTTGCCTGGCACAAGCATGTCATTGGTGGTGAGTTCGATGGCGGTCAAGCTGTTGTGGAAAGCATTTCCACGCTACCGACTGATACGGGAAACGATGATCTATATATGATTGTTAAGCGGACGATCGATAGTCAGACCCGGAGATACGTCGAAGTCCTAAAGGTTTTCGATTTTGGCAGCACGCCTACCAGGGCATTTTTTGTGGATAGCGGTCTGTTGTATTCTGGCGGTGCTACTTCATCCTTGTCTGGCTTGTATCACCTAGAGGGCGACACACTTTCGATCCTGGCTAATGGTGCGAGCCACCCGGACAAAACTGTTTCTGGTGGCGGTGTTGCTTTAGACTTCTCAGTTACAAGCGCCGCTGTTGGGTACGGCTTCACAAGCAACGTGCAAACAATGCGTCTTGAGTCTGGCTCTCAGGATGGAACAAGCCAGGGTAAGCCAAAACGTATCCATGCGATCACCGTAAGGCTAGAAGAGACTGTTGGCTTTGAGGTCGGCAACGATAGCGCCGAAAACGATCGAGTGTTCTTCCGCGATAGTTCGATGAACATGAACGAGGCGGTGCCGTTGTTTACTGGTGATAAAGATATTGAGTTCGATGGTGGCTTTGACGACGATGATCGGATATATATACGTCAAACGCAACCATTGCCTCTAACGGTCTTGGCTCTTTATCCGCGAATGAATACGTTTGACATATGATAGTTGCCCCGCTTACCAGATCCCACATGCTGCATTTAGCCAACAACGCTAAAGAGCGGAACCGTGTCGCGCTTGGCGTGGTTCTCGATGGCTTGCCTGCTTACACAATGCCAGGTCGCGGTCTTGCGATTATGGATAAGGGTGAGGTTTATGCGGTCACAGGGCTGGCTCCGGTGTGGGATGGGGTTGCAGAAGCGTGGTTCATCCCAAGCAAGTTCATGGACCGCCGCAAAATTTCTGTAATTAGGGTAGTTAGAAAAGAGCTTGAAAGTGCTATAGTGCGCCTAAAGCTGCGCCGTGTGCAGGCTGTAGTACGCAGTGATTTCCGCGATGCTCACAAGTTAGCTAAGTGGCTTAACTTTGAAAGCGAAGGTCTGATGCGTAAGTTCGGCCCAGACGGCTTAGATTACGAGAGGTACGCTAGATGGCCGACCCAATGACAATGATGGCTGTTGTCTCTACTGGCTCAAGTATTGCTGGCGGGGTCGCGCAGAAAAGCGCAGCTAATAAAGCTGCCGCTAACGCGCAAGCTGTGGGTGAGTTTAACGCTAAGATTATCGAGCGGGACGTAAACCTTCTCGAAAACCAGCGCACAATTATTAACAACAACCTGCTTATCTCTAACGATCGCAAGCGGATGCAGTTCCGCAAGCTGCAAGGATCTGCGGTTGCTGGGTTTGCATATGCTGGTGTGGACATAGCGCAGGGTACGCCGATGCAGGTGTTGCGTGAAAATGCGCGCGAGTTGGAGTATGAGTTGACGGTAGATAAATTCAATAACTACGTCACCAACATGCAGATAAATGATGCGCAAGAAGATACACGCTTGAGTGCGCAGCTTTCGCGCATGGAGTCGGGGGCTGGTGCGGCTGCGCTAAGAGCGCAAGGCACGGCGAGTTTGATCTCTGGGTTTGGTTCTGCGGCGCAGATCGGCTATCAGAGCGGGCTATTTGATTAAGGGCTGATAGATGAAGATACCTACATATACCTCTGGTGTCGCCCCTACGAGCGAAGCCCCTGGCCGCAGCTTTTCTTCGCGGATGAGTGCGCAACCGTTTGTTGCCGAAGCCCAGGCTAGAGGCGATGTGTTCGGTGAGGCGGCGCAACAGATCGGCGCTTACTCACAGATGCGTTACAAGGCTGCGCGTGAAACGCAGATCAGCGAAAAGGTGCTGGCCGCAGAAGAGGCGCTGCGCGAAAAAGCGCGTGAGTTCTCTAACACGCCGACCGGCAAACTGGGGTCTGTCTTTAACGATGGCGGTGACCCTAACGAGGGCATGTGGTCTAAGTCTACGTCTGAGACGCTGACGACACTTCTTAGCGATGTTAAGGACCGCGAGTCTCGCAGGATCCTTACTGACCGCTACAACCAGATGGAACTTACGCAACGGTTCCGTTTGCGCGGCGTTGTCGATAGCAAGCTAGAGGCTGCAACGGCTGCGGCGCGTGCGGCACAAATGCGCAATGCAGAGTCGGTTCTTTCGCAAGCACAGAATGTTGACGAGATTACGGCGGCTCTTGGCAACGTAGGCGTTGATTCCGCACGTCTTGGCGCGCTGGGCCTGGGCGATCCTAACGCTCTTAAAAAGCAAGAGTATGCGTTGCTGCTAAACGGCGCTAACTCGAATGTGATGGCGTACCTCAACCAGCAAGAGGTTCCGTCCGAGGCTGCGGAAAGATTGCGCTTGGCATTGCGCGAAGATGACGCGACCTTGGCCGGTGACGCGCAGGTGCAGTTCGCCATGCTCAAGATGTTGCCACTTGCTGACCAGGCTAAGATCCTGGCGGCTGCGTCACGCACCGCAAACTTCATCGACGCCCCCACAGAGGCAGAGAAGCGCGCAGAGCGCCTTGCTGACGGTTATGCGGTAGAGGCAGGCAAGCAGATCACATCGTACACTGACGACCTTCAAAACGGCTATGCGCTGCCGGATGGCACGATCGAGGGTATCGAGGCCACGATCAACCAGGTGGCGGATCGCTTGGACCCGAATGTGCAGGCTGAGTTGCGGCGCGGCGTGGACGATCTGCAATACATCAACGGCATTGTTAAGGATGTGCGCAGCTTTGCATCGCCAAGCATGGTCCAGGACAAGATCATGGAACTTGAGGCGCAAAAATCGCAAGGTCTTGTTGATGTAGATGAGCGCGATCGCGTTGAACTGGCGCTTGATTTTATGCGCGGCTTCAAGAAGAAGATGGTCGATGGCCTGGCGTCTGACCCCATTGCCTACGCTTCGCGCGCAGGATCTTACGTTGTCGAGCCGATCGATCTAAGCCAACAAGCGGTGCAGAGCGGAGAAGCGGCGGCGTCTATCCAAAACCGCGTGCAGACTGCCCTAGCAATCCGGGGCCACTATGAGTTGACCGGTCCATTGCGGGTATTCACCACAGAGGAAACGTCCCAGATTTCGGCGCAGTTTGCCCAAGGTAACGCGATGCAGAAGATGGGGTCGATTGCTGGGATCAATCAGACATTTGGGAAATATGCGCCCGATGTTATTGCGCAGATCGCAGACAAAGAGCCGATGTTCGCTCATGTCGCCGGTCTTGTTAGCGATGGGCGTTTCCCTGCCTCTGAGATTATCTTGAAGGGCATGGAGCGGATCGAGGCTGGCTTCAAGCCGTTCGAGGGTGCGGATGTTGCTGTAGCCAAAGAGGAGTTCAGTGCTTTGACCGGTGCCGCGCTTGCAATGCTACCGGCTGAAACCGGGGCTAACTTGCGCAAAGGGATCTATGACGGTGCGCAAGCGTACTACGCAGAGATCATTGCGCGCAGGCCAGACAAAACATTCGATGAGAGCCTGTGGGCAGAAAGCGTCCAGGCTGCGAGTGGCTTCGACAAGCAAACTGGCAGGGGCGGGATCCAGGAAGTGCGCGGCGTGCCTACGCTGTTGTCGCCTAACTACACTGCGGAAAACCTGGAAGATGCTATGGGGGCGCTATCCCTGGAAGCCTTAGAGGAAGCAACCGGTTTAGAAGGTACGATCGACGCTGACCTGGCACTGGATATTCGAGATGATGACGACCATCGATTGCAGGTTCTTGGCAAGCGCAACGGGCGCGTTGTTTATGGCGTAGTGTATGGTGAGTTCGGTGACTCGCTTTACGGTATGATGGCAGACAGCGATGGTGTGCCAATCCGGTTTAGCGGTGAGCGGCTGATTCAATCTGTCACTGAGATCTCTAACAGGCCAGCAACGCCTGCTCCGTTCATTCCGACAATAGATCAGACTTTTGGTGGTTCATTAAGCGCACAAGAGATCCAAGAGTATCTAGACAAAGTGGAGGATGAGCAGCGATGAGCGGTATCCTTCGTGATGAACTAGACGATCTGGCAACAGCTTCGATTCCCAAGCGGAGCAAGAAGGTAGGCACTACGCTCGAAAACTTGAGCGCAGCGTTTGATGCTGGCCTCATGCAGAGCGGCAGTTCCGAAGAGCGTTACATCCAGGATACATGGGGACCTATCGTTGAGGAGATCCAAAACCTCACGGGTGAGAAGTTCAAAAACCCTGGCGACTATCTACGCCCTAATGTGTTTGCGATTTTGTCTGGTGAAGCGATGCGCGGCTATGGCCCGCGCCGGTACAGTTACGAGGCGCGCCAGATTGAAAAGTATGTGCGTGCAAACCGCGAGTCCTTGTCACCAGAGTTGGTTGCATCAGTGCTTGATACAGAGCGCGATGATTCCTGGCGTCAGGCTTCGCGTGATAAGTTCTTCTCTGAGCAAAACGAACTAGCAGAACTAACAGATCGATCGCCGGGGTTTGCGCGTGGCGCTGCCCGGTTTGTCGGGACCGTAGCTTCCGGGGCAGAAGATCCGCTGAACCAAGCGTTTATGATTACGCCTGTCGGGGCCAGTAGAACATTTTCCGGGCTAGTGCTAAAAGAAGCAATCGTGGGTGCGGGTGTTGAAGCGATCCAGCAACCGGATGTTAAGGATTGGTACGACAGCCTTGGCCTTGATTACGGCTGGGAAGAGTTTGCGCAGAATGTCGGTGGCGCTGCGCTTGTCGGCGGTGCGTTTCCAATCGCGTTGCGGGTCGGCGGGCAGACGGTTCGATTGACTGCGGAGCAAGCGCGCAAGGGCGGGCAGGTTATTTCTGACTTTGTTGTAAAGCGCGATGGCAAGAAACCGCCTGCGCTCGAAAGCGCGGAAATGCTAGAGGAAACCACAACGGCTGCGGCGGACTCTAACCCGATGGTCAAAACGCCAAAGTCTGACGTTGAGCACGCGGCACGGCTGCAAGAAGCAGAGATCGCAATCCACAACGGCCAGGTTCCTAAGATCTCAGATGCGCCCAGGAACGAGATTGTTGTGTCCAGTGACATTAACGATGTTGGTGTTCGCGGTGCTGGCGCAGAGAAGTTCAACCCGGCAGATATTGAGATCGATGCTAAGACATTCCAGTTCAAAGAAGGCGGGGATGAGTTCGGTGTGACCGATCGCCTGGCAGGCGTTACGGAATGGGATCCGATCAAGGCTGGCACGGTTATTATCTTCGAGGGCCGGGATGGTCGCCTGTTTATTGCTGACGGACACCAGCGTGTAGGTTTGGCAAAGCGGATCCAGGAGGCGTCTCCGGATCAACAGGTAGAGTTGCTGGGCTACCGCTTGCGCGAGGTCGATGGCGTCACGCCCGAAGATGCGATGGTAATCGCGGCGCTGAAAAACATTTCGGAAGGTAGCGGTACAGTTGTCGATGCGGCCAAGATCGCACGCATTTCGCCAGAACTATTAGCTGGGCCTAACTTTCCCCAGGCTTCCGCGTTTGTTCGCCAGGCTCGACAGCTAGGCAACCTAGATGCAAACGCATGGGGCATGATTAAGAACGAGGTGGTCCCGGCAAACTACGGTGCTGTTGTTGGCCGGTTGATCCCAGAAGATGCTGATATGCAGCTTGCCGCTATGGATGTGCTATCCAAGGTAGAACCTGCTAACGAGTTCCAGGCAGAGTCAGTCATTCGTCAGGTTATGGAAAGCGGCGTCACCCGCGAAACCCAGGACAGTCTTTTCGGTGAAGAGACGCTGACCACCAGCTTGTTCCTGGAGCGAGCAAAGGTTCTCGATCGAGCGGTAAAGCAGTTGCGCAAAGATCGCGGTGCTTTCAAAAACCTCATTACAAATGCAGAGCGTCTAGAAGGCGAGGGCAACCAGCTTGCGCGCGATGCTAACCAAAGAAGGGCAAACGACGATGGCAAAGCAATCGCGCTCCTCCAAAGCCAAGCGAACCGCAAAGGCAACCTCTCAGACGCGCTCTCAGCCGCAGCAAGGCGCGGCAAAGAAACGGGAAACTTTAACGCCGCTGCAAGAGGCTTTGTCGAAGATGTCCGACGAGCAGTTGACGCAGGCGAATTTGACCGCGCAGAAGTTAGCGATGCTGGACGCTCTTTCGATTTTGCAGAAGAAAAACCTACAATACGATCAGATGCGGACCAGCAAAGCCTAGACGAGTTTGACGATATGTTCGGCTCTGGCATGGAGCGCCAGGCCAACACGTTGCAAGAAGGTTTGATCCAGGATCTATCCGAGCCTCAGATCCAGATGCGTGATCTTGAACGCCTGGTTAAGTCTGGTGCGGACGAAGATGAAATCGTAAACCACCCTGCCGTGATTAACGCTGTTGAGGAAATGCAACAGCGCCCGCTCACTAGCGCCCAAGAGGGTTTCCCAAAAAGCCCGGACGACACTGCGGCTATTGAGTGGTTCGACAATCGTAGATATATTACTAGCGCAAGCAACGAAGCTACCTATGACGACACGATCCAATACCTTATCAAAGGTGCGCGTGAACTAGGCTGGGTAGACGATAAACTTGATTTTCCTGTAGATGGTGTAGCAAAACAGCGTAAGGCTGCGATTATTCTTGGTCCTCCTGCGGCTGGTAAAAGCACTATTGCTAATCCCTTGGCGCGCAAGATGAACGCTGCGATTGTCGATGCGGACGAAGCCAAGAAGGTTATGCCGGAATACGAAGGTGGCATTGGCGCGAACGCGGTGCATGAAGAAAGTTCTTTGCTATCTGACATTGTTTTTAAGACACTGATGGAGCAAGGCGACAACCTTATCATTCCCAAGGTGGGCGGCAAAGCGGCCAGCATCGAGCGCACGATTGCAATGCTCAAGGCTAAAGGCTATGAAGTAGACGTTGTAGATATGAAGGTCGGGCCTGCTGAAGCCATGAAGCGCATGATTGCGCGGTTCATTTCTACGGGTAGACTTATCCCGCCGGACTATGTGCGGGCTACAGGTAGCAACCCAAGCAAAACATATGATGCAATAAAAGCGAAAGGATTGGCGGATGGCTATGCGCGAATCGACAACGAAGGGCCAAAGGATGCCTTTAAGGAAGTCCTCGAAGATGCCCGAAACCTCTTTGAAGGAGTCGAACTTCGACTTCGACGCAATGGAGTCGAGAGCGGAGCAGATGTCGGACGGACGGATCGGCCAGGCACTCTTGGAGAGGGCGCTCAAGAATTTGAACGAGTAGATCTGCCGACGATCGATGACGATTTCTTAGACCGTGAGTTTACCATCGAGGTGCTTGACGAGTTCGACGCTAACGGTGAGCCTGTTGTTAGATCTGTTACATCTAAGCAACTTTTGGATGAGATCGAGAAAGACGATGATATGATTGATGCGCTATCGAGGTGCCCGATATGAGTTTCCGCAAGTGTGTAGATGACCTGGAGAACACCCAACAGCTTACCAGGGAGCAAGCCAAAGAGGCGCGGGATCTTTTCGAGGAGCTTGCGGAAGAGTATCGCGGCAAGATGGGCAATCCGTTTGCGGACGAAAAGGCTGCGCAGGATGCTTTCAATTCTTTGCGTAATCAAAAGCTGCGATCGAAGCGGGTGAAGGTAGCGCAGATGCGCGCGCTGCAAGAAGTCAAATTCAATATGAGTGCCTACCGCGATCGCCTGGGCAGGCAGAATGAGTTTGCCGGCGCGTTGTCCCTGCTAGAGCAAGATGGCATGTCCCGGTATTCGAGCGTGGCGCAGCGCCAGGAAGCGATCAAAGGCCGCGCGTTTGGTGAAATGTCTCAGTTCTTGGCGACGTTCCGGCGCAACCTGGTTGGCGAAGTGCGCGAAAAAGCAACGCTGAAAAACATGGCGCGCGAGATCTTTGGCGAAAACACCGGCAATGCCAGCGCAAAAGAAATGGCGCAAGCCTGGTCCAAAACGTCTGAGTCTCTGCGCAAGCGGTTCAACCGCGCCGGTGGCAACATTCCCAAGCGTGAAGATTGGGGTCTGCCGCAGCGCCATGATACGCTCAAGGTGCGCAAGGCTAGTTACACGCAATGGCGCGATACGATCCTGCCAAAGCTAGACACCAACAAGATGATCGATGAGGTGACGGGTCTGCCGTTTTCCCCGGAGCGTTTGGAGATTGCGCTGCGCGAGGTGTACGAGTCGATCCGCACAGAAGGTTTTAACAAGGTTAAGCCTGGTGGCGGCGGTGGCGGCAAGTCATTAGCAAACAGACGCCAGGATCACAGGTTCTTGGCATTTAAGAACGCGGACGCCTGGCTAGAATATCAGAAAGAGTTTGGCGACGATAACGTGTTCGACGTGATGATCGGACACATTGAGAATATGTCGCGCGATATTGCGCTGATGGAGATCCTGGGGCCAAACCCAAACGCGACAATCAGCTTTATTAAGACGGATCTGAAAAAGCAGGCGGCGGTTGCCGGTGATTCTGCGATGGAGACTAAGGCCGCGCGCACGGGCAAGCGGATCGATGAGTTATATGGCGCACTAACAGGGTCTAGTAACGCCCCGATCAGTTCAAACTTTGCCGCAACGATGGCGGGAACGCGCCAGATCTTGCAGTCTGCGCAACTAGGTGCCGCTGCTATCTCTGCAATCACTGACCTAAACTTTCAACGTATGGCACGTCAGTTTTCTGGGCTGCCGCAAACGACAGTTCTCAAGCAATACCTAGACCTGATTAACCCATTGACCGCAAAGGAAAAAGGCGAGATTGCTGTTCGCCTGGGATTGATTGCGGAAGGGTGGACTAGCCTTGCTGCCGGGCAAGCGCGCTTTGTCGGGGATGTGTCCGGGCCAGAGGTTACACGCCGGATTGCTGATTTTGTGATGCGCGCGTCACTCTTGTCACCGATGACCAATGCGGGTCGCTGGTCGTTTGGCATGGAGTTTCTTGGCACTATGGCCGACAGCGCGGGCAAAGGCTTTAAGGATCTTGACCCTAACTTTCGTGGCACCCTTGAGCGTTACGGGATCGATCAAAGCAAATGGGACATTATTCGCGCAACAGAACTATATGACGAGAAGGGCGCTAAGTTCCTGCGCCCGTCAGACATTGCCGATCGCACAGACGTACCGGAATCTGTACGCGAAGATCTGGCAACGCGTGTGCTGGAAATGGTCAACACGGAAACAAACTTTGCGGTTCCGTCTAACTCTATTCGAGGTCGCACGTTCCTGACCGGCGAAACACAACCTGGCACAATTACCGGTGAAATGGCGCGATCGTTTGCCATGTATAAGAACTTCGGCGTTACCCTGGTCAACACCCACTTGATGCGCGGCGTGCAGCTAAAGACCGCAGGCAGCAAGGGCAGCTACTTTGCAAACCTGATTATCTCAAGCACGTTGATGGGTGCGCTTGCGTTGCAGATGAAAGAAATATCGAAGGGTCGAGATCCGCGCGAAATGTTTGGCGACGACGAGCAAACGTCTAAGTTCTGGTTTGCCGCGTTTATGCAGGGCGGTGGCATCGGGATCTTCGGTGATTTTCTTTATTCTGGAACAAGCCGATTTGGCGGCGGGCTTGCTGAAACCGTTGCGGGTCCTGTTGTCGGCTTGATCGATGACAGCCTAAAGCTGACCGTAGGCAATGTTTACCAGGCCGCTACAGGCGACGACACAAACTTTGCAAGCGAAGCGATTAAGTTCACACAGCGTTACGCGCCTGGATCTTCTTTGTGGTATTCGCGCCTGGCGATGGAGCGGATGGTGTTCGATCAGCTAACACTGATGGCGGATCCAAAAGCGAAAGCTAAGATGCGCAGAGCGGAGACGCGGTATAAAAATGAGTTCGGACAGAAGTATTGGTGGGCACCAGGCGACACAGAGCCTTCACGTTCACCCGATATTGGTGCTGCCTTCGGGCGTTAAATGTGGTAAAAGCGCTTTATTAGGAGACAGACATGACAGTTAGCAGTAGCACAAGCCGAGTTAGCTATTCCGGCAACGGATCTAACACTACGTTTGCGTACACGTTCAAGGTGTTTGACCAGGATGATCTAACGGTTATTCTTCGCGCTTCTGACGGTACGGAGACAGTACAGACCATTACCACAAACTACACTGTCACAGGCGTTGGCGATGTAGGCGGCGGGAATGTTGAGTTTGTCACCGCGCCAGGTGCGACCGATACTGTTGTTATTCTGCGTGAGCAATCGCTGACGCAAGGCTTGGACCTTGTTCCTAACGACCCGTTCCCTGCTGAAAGCCTAGAAAGCGCGCTCGATAAGATCGTGTTTATGACGCAGAAGCACGAAGAAGAATTGAGCCGTGCGATTAAGGCGTCCCGCACAAACGTGATTGCTGGATCTGAGTTTACTATCTCTGCGGCGGATCGAGCGAACAAAGTGTTTGCCTTTGACAGTTCCGGTGACGTTAGCATTACGTCTGAACTTGGCGTGTATCGCGGCAACTGGTCCGCTTCTGTTGCTTATAACGAGCGCGATCTAGTTAAGGACACCAGCACTAACAATGTTTTCCTTGCTAACACCGCTCACACGTCCAGCGGCTCGCAACCGATTACAACCAACACAGACAGCGCCAAATGGGATTTGATCGTAGATGCGGCGTCTGCAACGTCCAGCGCAAGTGCTGCGGCGTCGAGCGCCACGGATGCTGAGACGGCACAGACTGCTGCGGAGACTGCGCAAACTGCTGCGGAAACAGCACAATCTGCGGCGGAGACAGCGGAAACAAATGCCGAAACTGCGCAGACTGCTGCGGAAACAGCGTTGGACAGCTTCGATGATCGTTACCTTGGCGCAAAGTCTAGCGACCCTACGCTGGACAATGACGGTGACGCGCTTCTAACGGGTGCGCTTTATTTCAACACAACGTCTGGCATGAAAGTCTATGACGGTTCTGCTTGGGATGATGTGAAGCCGACAAGTGCTGAGCAGACCAACATTGACGCTGTTGCTGCTGACGAAGCCGACATTGGCACCGTTGCCGGTATCTCTGCTAACGTCACAACGGTTGCGGGGATTTCGTCGGACGTAACCACAGTTGCCGGTATTAGCGGAGACGTTTCTGCGGTGGAAAACATTGCAGCTAACGTAACAACGGTTGCTGGCATATCTGCTAACGTCACTACGGTTGCCGGTATCTCTGCAAATGTCACAACGGTTGCGGGAAACAACGCAAATGTGACTGCCGTAGGTGGCTCGATTGCCAACGTAAACACGGTGGCAAGCAACATTTCTGGCGTAAACAGCTTTGCTGAACGCTACCGAGTAGAGAGTGCAGACCCATCGACTAGCCTCGATGCTGGCGATCTTGCGTTTAACACGACAAGTTCGTTGCTAAAATACTACAACGGCACAAGCTGGCAGAGCATTGCGCCTGGCATTGGCGCTGTTGCGGATGATAGCACCCCGCAGCTTGGCGGCGACTTGGATGGCAATGGGTTTACGATTGACCTTTCTACAAGCGATGAGGCTATTAGCTTACCGTCTGGCACAACCGCCCAGCGCCCAACGCCTACAAATGGGATGCTTCGTTACAACAGCGATGACGCTGCCTTCGAGGGTTATGCAGACGGTGAGTGGGGTGCTATTGGCGGTGGTGGCGGCGGTGACGTTCAGACCGCTACGACAACCAGCACAACTGAGACTGCTGTTGCAAGCTACACTGCATCATCTTCACTGGGCATTGAGATTACTGTCATTGCTACTGACACTGTTGCGACTGAACGCACGATCACCAAGTTGCTGGTGACGCATGATGGGACAACTGCCGTGGCTACGCAATACGGTGAAGTTAACACTGCGACAGCGATGGCGTCTTATGACGTTGATATTAGTGGCGGCAATGTGCGTCTGCTGGCGACTGCTGCATCGACTAACTCCACTAACTTTACGGTGAACGCAGTAATCTTGGCGTAAGCATTCTGACATTCGGGGAAAGGTGAACCATGTCAAACAATAAAGACTTTAAAGTTAAAAACGGTATTCAACCCACGTCTTACTTTGAGGGCGTGGGTACAGTTGTGTCTGGAAGTGTGGGGTATAGTCTAGCTAGTGCTAGTTATGATAGTGTCAGCTTTAGTGTAGCTAGTCAGGATACTTTGCCAGTTGCTTTTGCAATGAAGCATGACGGAACTGTTCTCTATATGCACGGTGCAACGGGTGATAGGCTATATCAATACACTCTAAGCACGGCATGGGATTTAAGTACTGCAAGCTATGCCTCTAAGAACTTTCTTACATCTACACAAAACGGCAACGCTGGCCCTGTCGCATTTAAGGCAGATGGCACTTCATTCTACGTTAGCGGGTCTACTAATGATACCGTCTATCAGTATGATATGTCTACTGCATGGGATATTAGTACAGCTAGCTATGCTTCTAAGAGTTTTAGCTTGTCGAGCCAAGAGACTGTGCCATCAGGTTTATTCTTTAAATCTGATGGCACTAAGATGTACATGACAGGATCAGGCACAGATTCAATATACCAATATAGCCTATCTACTGCGTGGGATGTGTCTACTGCCAGCTACGACAGTGTTACTTTTGATCTGTCGTCACAGGGTACGGCCACGGTCAGCTTGTTCTTTAAGAGTGATGGCACAGAGTTTTACACAACAGACCAAAATGGAGTGTTTAAGTATATTCTTTCCACGGCTTGGGACATCTCTACTACGTCTTATGTAGAAACTTTCAACACCACAACAGAAAGCACTAGCCCCTACCAGAGTTGGTTTAAGTCTGACGGTACTAAGATGTTTGTTCTAGGTTTAACCAACGACACCATCTACCAATACTCCACAGCCCTCAACACAGCC